GGCGTCGGTGAACACGGCGGCCATATCCTCGGGCATCTCGTCGGCGAGGTGCCAGATCTCAATGGGCAGCGTGCAGCCAAGCCCGCGTAGCGTGGTGACGAGGTTCCACGCGAGGCGGCCGTAGAGCTCGCCGCCTGCCGGGATCACGATCCCGCGGAGCTCGCGAACGGCTGGAAGGATCCACGGCGGGGAGTCGAGGGCGTCGGAAAGGGCGGCGCGGAAGGGGGCGGACATGCGCCCCATTAGGGCTGGTTAGGCGGCTGGGCCGGAGGGGGTCGGGGCGTTGCGTCTGGCGTTATGGATCGCCCGCTTTACAAGCATTCGGCCGACCGCGTCGACAAACGGCAGGCCGCGTGCCTTTGCCTCCTCTCGCATCACGCCAACCACCTCCTCAATCCGCTCAGGCTTGCTGCACTCGTCCGGCCCCCAGGCGTCCATCTGGGCCGCCTTGGCGCGGCAGGCGCAGGTTGGCGTTGGTTCGATGCCGAAACGCTTGAGGAGTTTGGAGAGTTCGGTGCCGGGGCCGTGCGTTGGTGCTGCGGGAACTGGCTGCGGCGACTCAAACCCCGGCTTGGGATGCCTCGGGTACGCCGGATGGTCTACGTCAATCGTCCACTCGTCGCCGTTTTGCGAGACAACGCATGGCATTACTTCGTCAATCGCGTATCCGCGCTCGACACAACGGGCCTCAAGGTGCGAGCGATGGCAGGTGGTCATGGGAGTGGGTTTGATGCAATCGACCAATCAAACGAGCCTATCGGAACTTGCCCAAAACCAGACGCGGTAATCCTGACCAGGTTGACCGAAGACATGGAAACGCTAACCGGAACCGAGCAGTCAGTTGCTACAACATTTCCGCCAGAGGCGTGATAACATCCACCCGGCGAATCCGTCATGTTAGTTGTTCCGCGTATGCTAACACTTACCACCCATTGTCCGCCGGCATACGATGCACTGACGCTAAAAGCAACCGCTTGCGTACTGAAGGCGAAGCATGAGCCGGGGAATGTTTGCTCTTGGTAGAGGTACGATAAACAAGATGCCTGCGTGCGAGTCAACGTGTATGTTCCGTTGATGCTTTTGCCAATAAACTCAAGCCCCGAATAACCTGAGATTGTTGCTGTCAATGTTGTCGGAGATGGCGCACCACCGCAGGCAGTAGCACACGGGTCACACGGATTCGGACTACACACCGTCCCCACACCCTTAAAAACCTGCCCCGTCCCCTGGCACTGACACTGCGGCTTGACGCTGCACGTCGTGCTTTCGCAGCACGCACCTTCTTTGCAGGCGTTGTTGCATTCGGCTTCGGTCGCAAACGGGCCGGTCGATACAGCCTGCTTGGCTCCCGTCCCAATGGTTCCAGCCTTGAAACACGGCATGGCTATAGTTGCTCAATCAAAAGGCTGCCTGAAACCATCCGTGAGCCGGTTTCGCTTATGAGTGAATACTGTTCCGTGCCAAACGAATCAGATGACCCGCATCCAGTCTTCCCGAGCGAACCAGCAGAGAACGGTATTCCGTTGATTTGTATCGGGGACTCAATGGCGCACAGTCCGTTGTATACGCGCTGGTTGAACAGCAAGATTGGGTCCGGTCCAATTGTGTAAACCTCTCTTACTCCTCCTTCACACACGCGCACCGGACCAGTTGCAGTTGTGACGCATTTCATGTCCTGTAGGTCTTTTGTTTCAGGCGATGGCGTGCCGTTTGAACTTTTGAAATATCTGTAGAAATTTCCGTTGAGCGCCAGGCCACCAATTTGAAGCCGCGTTGAGTCTGTTGTCTGAAACAGATCGCCTGGAACACGCACGTTTACTTCCACCGCAAGATTTGCTCCCGTGCAACCAGCGCCGTCACTTGAATACGCATACTCAAATATCCAATTTTGCCCGTACTCAATCCCGAACTGCGGAGGGTTTCTTCTGCCGGTCAGTTCAAACGTGCCAGCATATTTACTTCCTGGCCACAGGTATGTTCCAGATGTCCAGACAGGCCCATTCACATCGCACTGGCAACCAGAAACAAGATCGTGTTTCTTGTAATCCTGCGCTGAGATCGTTGCCGTGATCTTGAGCACTTCGTTCAGGCGATCCCTGCACGTCCCGATTTTGTCCTCGCAGCAATACCAAGTTCCGCAACAACCGCAGTTCTCCGCGAGCTTGCCGTCCTTGACGATCAGCGAATTGCCCTTCGTGCCGAGCGGCATTTAGCACCCCGTGACTCCAATTGCCGATCCGGTAACGCCTGTGACGCCGATAGCCCACAGCCTCTTTTTCTCAAACTGAATGCCAGTCGGTCCGAGCGTGGCATTCGTCACCACGTCCACGCCCGTCGGCATTCCTGTACCGATCCGCACGAGCCCCCACTTGCCGGCCCCAGTGGCACCGTCTTTCCACAAGATGAGAGCCGGCCCGCCCCAGTCGGTTTGCATCTCCGACGTGGAGGCTTTGGGCCTCGCGAATTTGTGGTCGGCGTTGCCGATGTCGAGTTTGCATTGCACCGCACCGTCCACGGCAACGCGGCCAATCTTGCCAGACTCAATCGGCTCGACGGCAACGCACAACGCCTGCGACGTTTCAGTCGGCGTGCCGGCAGTCAGTACGGGCATTTGTTCGTACTGACTGGTAGTGGTGCCTGTTGCGCCGGTCGGCGTGATCTCCATCCCTGTGATCGCCAGCACGCCCCACCGCTGGACGGTGACGGCCGGCTTGCAGAGGACGAACGTATACGGAGCCGACGGTCCGCGGATGCCGTCGGCCTCGGCACCCGGCGCCGCCCCGAGCACCCGATCGGCTGCATCCTGCGTCCGATTCCACGCCCTGGCGGAGATTGCCGTCCCGAGCTTCTGCCCCTTCTCAATGCGTCCGTCTGGGCGTGCCATTACGCCACCCCGATGCCGAGGTTGGAGAATTCACCCTCGCGGTAGACCTTGTTGACGTAGACCGCTTTCGGTTTCTTGACGAGCTCGTTTGAGGAAACGGAATCCTCGTAGCGAACCCAAAGGTATTCGTGGCCTTTCTTTGCAATGCCGGTGATGTCTCCGATAGTCTGATTTGTGACGTTAGGGCTAGCGACGAACTTGTAGGAGAGCGTCCACGGGCCGTTCCCTCGCTGGTCGTCCCATTCCTGCGAGCCGCTGCATCCCATGAACAGCACCTCGCCAGCGGAGAATGTGCGGAATGCTGACTTGTTGACGCTACCCGTCAGGCCGGCGACCGCCTTAATGTATGCGCTTGTGATGTAGGCGTGTGGAACGTCGTAAGTCTCGGTCCAAGTGAGGGCCGGGATCACGATGTCGACGCCGTTGACGCTGGTGCCGTCGACGCCGATGGCACCGTTCATCGTTGGGGCCGTGCTTGGGAACTTTGCCTCGCCGGATGTCGTGATGGTTGTTTGGCCGCTCGGTCCCGTGAGAACCGTCACGTTTTCAAGGGCTTGGGTAACGTGCTGCGACCCGCCGCTCGTATCAAACGACCGCGACCGTTTGAGCGGATCCCGCTGGTCGTCGTCTTCTGCCCCCTGCTTCTCGTAGGAAATCGACACCTGCCAAGCGTCGTCGCCGAGATACGAAACGCTGTAGGACTCGGCTCGCAGTTGGACGTTGGGCTGCCCTGGATAAGACCAGTAGGCGAGCTCGCTCGTGATCTTGCCGTTGGCCTCGGCGTGGAGAACCGTGTCGTCCGTCGTGCCGAATACCTTGTAGCTCTTTGAGTAAGACGACACCGCCTTCCGCCCGAGGCGGACGATCGTTGCGGAGCGGCTTGAGTTGTCTTCGATCCAGGCCAGTGCCATGGGTTATTCCGCGACCGCAGCCGGCTCCATGTTGGAGGTGTTTTGTTCGATCTTCTGGAGCGTCTGGAGTTGCCGCTCTGCCAACGACGAGCCGACTCCCATTCCCCCGAGGTTCGTCGATGAGAACGTGCCCGCCACTTCGGCCTTGCTTTGCGAAGAGTCGGCCCCGGCTGCACCAGCCCCCGCGGCAGCCTTGTCGGCCGGCGACATACCGGCAGAAGCACCGCCCATGCCGGCCTTGCTGACCCGCTCCTGTGCATCCTCAAGGGCC